GCGAAGCTCAAGATTCTCGGCGGGGACGTGGACGTCGACAAGTTCCTGCGGACCACGCGGCTCAACGTCAACGACATCGCGGTGTCGGCCGTCATGCAGAAGACGAAGGCGGTGCAGCGGACGTTCGAGGACCGCTTCATCTACGGTGTGTCGGCGAGCGAGCCGAAGGCTTTTGACGGGTTGCACACGCTCTGTGGGACGGCGCAGACGATCAACGTCTCGACGGACGCGACGGCGGACCCCGGCACCTTCAATGCCCTGGAGCAGGTGATTGACCTGGTGCGGCCGGGGAAGCCGGACCTGCTGCTGATGTCGCGGCGGACGCGGCGGGCTATGAACCTGGGGGCGCGGGCCCTGGGCGGCGGGCAGGCCTTTGTGGCCGGGCCTGGCGCGCTTGGTCCGCAGACCCTGAGCTACCAGGACATCCCGGTGGCGATCTGCGACTTCATAGGGGACGTGGAGCTGCTGACGGCGGGCGGTGTGTACTCGGCGAAGACCGGGGGTGCTTCTTCGAGCATCTTCGCGGTGAAGTTCGGCGTTGAGAACTATGGGCTCATCGGCTTGGAGCCGGAGGGCGGGGGCCTTGCGGTGGAGCGGGTGGGGGTCTTGGAGACGAAGGACGCGGACCGCGACCGGGTGAAGTGGTACGTGAGCCTGGCGATGCTTTCGACGGTGTGTCTCGCTCGGCTGACCGGCCTGAGCGGGGCGGCGTTCACGACGTAGGATGTTCGACAAGAAATCTGCCCCTGTGGCTGACCCTGGGAGCCGGGACTTCGAGTACGAGTGTCCCGGTGTTGCGGACGCGTCGGGGGTGTTCCGTGCCTGTGGGCTTCGGGTGGTGGTGACCGAGACGGGCGAGGACGGCTGGGAGGGTCCCTACCACTGCGCGAAGATGAAGCGGCTGGGTCCGGCGCCGAAGGTGGAGGAGTAGCGTGGCTTTCGCTGATGCGCAGGTGGGCGGTGTCGTTGAGATGGCGGGCAGCCCCATCAAGTTGACGCTGGCCGGCGCGGTGAGCAAGGGCGACGGTGTTGGGTACTCGGCTGGCTGGGTGCGCGCCAACGCGGCGACGGGCACGGCGATCCAGGTCAGGTATGTTGCGGGTGCGGACGGCGCGATTGGCGACGTCATCGACTGCTACGAGGTGGCGGTCGTGAAGGGGCGGTTCAGCGGGGCGACGTTGAACGGGAACGTGTACGGCAGCAAGACCGTCGCCGGGTCGTTCACTCAGACCGCGCCCGCGGTCGTGGGCGACTGCAACAAGATTGTCGGTATCGCCGTGGCGGCGGACCGTCTTCACCTTTTCCCCCAAGCAAGGGCTGACTCGGTAGCGTAGCGGGGCGGCGGCGTGAGCACGCTGGCCCAGCTGATCGCGAAGGTCCGCCAGGACCTTAGGGACACACCAGCTCCCCAGGAGTTCACGGACGCGGAGCTGCAGCGGTGGTTGGAGCGCGCTGTGGCCGAGGTGTCGGCCGTGTGCGGGCGCGAGCAGACCACGGCGCTGGTGACGGCTGCGAGCCGGGACCTGAGCCTTTCGACGCTGTCGCTGCTGCTGGAGGTGGTGGCGATCGAGTACCCGACCCTTCGGTGGCCGCCGGAGTACGTGCGGTTCAACGTGTGGGGCGCGGTGGCGACTCTTCACGTCGACTGGGTGCCGGCTGCGGGCGAGGCGGTGAACGTCACCTGGCTGTCGTCGCACTACCTTGACGGGACCGGGACGTCGCTGACGCCGGACCTGGAAGAGGTGGTGACGCTGGGGGGCACGGCGTACGCGCTGGACGCCTTCGCGGGGAGCGGGGCCCACAAGCTGCTGACGGGCGGTGGGGCGTCGGAGGACGCCCTGAGCCGGGAGGCGTCGGGGCGCCTGAGGGCGTACGGTCTGGGGCTGCGGCGGCTGCGGGCCCGGCTGCGGCGCCGTGTCCTCTACGTGCCGGAGGAGCCGGGGCCTTCCCAGACTACGGACTACGGGCCGTGAAGAATCACGCCTCCGGGTCGGGGTGGCGTCGGGCTATCCGTGATGGTGAGGCGCGTTTGCGGCGCGCGGCCCGGCGGCGGCGGCCTGGCCCCGGTGTGGTCGTGCCTGTCGTGGAGGTGCGGCCGTGCGTTCCCTCTCGGCGGAGCTCCTAGCGGCCCAGCGGGCTGCGACCTTCAAGCCCTACTTTACCCTGGACTTCGTGGACAACTACGCGGGGCGGCGGCGGTTCCGGTGGACGTCGTGCTACGCCGGGGCGGAGCCGGCGGGGCCTCACTGTGGGGTGTTGGGGTCTGACGGGTCGCTGAACCGCTTCCGTGTGGGTGCTGGTAGCCTGTACCGGCAGCGTGTGGTCTCTCCTGCCCCTGGGTCTGACTTCTCGGTGTGGACGCTGGTGTCGGCTAACCGGGGCGCCATGGCGGTGACTCGGTACGGCTCGACGTTGGAGCTCTATGCGGTGCGCACGGATGGGGCGACGCCTAACCGGGAGGTGTGGCTCTACGTGTCGGCGGACGACGGGGCGACGTGGGGTGCCGGCGCCATGGTGTTCACGGCGCCGGTGGCGGTGAATTACCTGGCCGTGGGGTCGAAGGCCGATGGGACCGTGCTGGCGGTCTTCGACAACGGGGCGGCGGTGCGGAAAATCAAGCGGGTGTCGGCTGTCTGGGGTGCGCAAGCCGACTGGACGAACACGGCGGCCTCTCTGACGGGGCTGGCCTGTAACTTCTACTTCGACTTTGAGCTGGTGGTGACGGGTACGGAGGCGGTGACTCTGGAGCCGCGGGTGTGGCGCTGCATCTACGGTGGCGGGTACACGCAGGCCCTCGACACCTGGTCGGCGTTGATGGTCTACGCGCGGGCGGCGGCTGGGCTGGGCGTGGCCTTCTCGGCGCCCTTCCTGCGGGTGGCCTCGGGCTACCGGTTCTCCTACCGAGAGGCGTACACGGGGACGGGGGCCTATGACCGGGTGATGCTGGCCGTGGGCGTTTCGTCGGGGAGTAGTGAGTTCTTTGGTTCGTGGCGGGAGCCGGAGCCGTTTGACCTGACGGCGACCTACGGGCTGGCCTTGGCGGGGCTGGCGTCGAGGCCTTCTCGGGCCTGGGTGTGCACGCCGTCGCGGGTGTTCTGTTCCCAGACGTACGTTGTAACAGACCTGGCGTCGCGGGTGACGGCCCTGGACGTGGTGGACCGGCCCTACTCGCCGGAGGGCGGGTGGCTCGAGCTGGACAACAAGGATGGGGCGCTGAACTGGGACAAGCTCGGGGTTGACGCCATGGCGGGCCTGCGGCTGGGGGCTGAGGTTTACCTGGGTGTGGGGTACGTGACCTCGGGCGGCGGCGTGATTTCGAACTGGCCCCGCATGTGGGTGACGGGGTTGGAGCACCGGCGGGAGAAGATGAGCTCGCGGCTGGTGGTGCACCTGGGGACCGCCTTCTGGGTGGTGGACCGGCCGGTGGTGCGGGCGGAGGAGTGGGCGGCGGCGTCTCTGACCGTGTACGAGTTGGCGCAGGCGGTGGTGGCCGGCGTGGGCCTGGGGTTTGGTTCGTCTAGTTCGAGCGGGCCGATTACGGCGCTGAAGCCGGCCTTTTCTCTGCGGCCCGGCCAGAGCCGGTTGGCGGCGCTGGTGGAGCTGCTGGGGCTGGTGGAGGACGAGGTGAGAGCGGATTACGCCATGTTGATGACGGAGTGGCCGCAGAAGTCGGACGCGGCGGTGTACGCCTACGGGACCGACCATGCGATCCGGTCTGGGGTGCACGTGGTGGCGGCCCGGCCTGGGTTGGCGCGGGCCTTTGGGGTGGATGCCGCGGGGGGGGCTGTCTTTGGGCAGTCGCTGGACTTCGCCTCTCTCGAGAACTTCAACGTGGGGTCGGTGCGCTTCCGGCGGGCGGGTGGGACCGCGGCGGAGGCCGCGACGCTGGCCCTGGCGGCGCTGAGGGGGGATGACTTCGACGGGCGGGGGGACGAGCTGGTGATCACCCCGAACGTGGGCCAGGAGCCTTTTGACGTGGTGGAGGTGACGGACGCGGCGCTGGGGTACTCCGGGGACAAGCGGCGGGTCCGGGCGGTGCGGCTGCGGTACTCGTCGGAGCGTGGGGAGTACGGGATGAGGCTTGCGCTGGGTGGGGTCTGATGGCTGACGCCCTGTTGCTGGGTGTGGTGCGGTCCTACTCTGCTGGCCCGCCCCGGACTGCTGCGGTGCGGCTGGCTGGTGGGCTGGACACGCTGCTGGGGGCGGTGCCGGTGGCTGCTCACGTGGGGGATGGGGACCTGACGTCTGGACGTCAGTGTGTTGTGGGTTTCATGGAGCCGGGGGATTACCGGTCGGCGGTGGTGCTGGGGGTGCTGTGATGGCTGACGCCCTGTTGCTGGGTGTGGTGCGGTCCTACTCTGCTGGCCCGCCTCGGACTGCTGCGGTGCGGCTGGCTGGTGGGCTGGACACGCTGCTGGGGGCGGTGCCGGTGGCTGCTCACGTGGCGGATGCCGACCTGACGGCGGGGCGTGAGTGCGTGGTGGCGTTCGCGGAGCCCAACGACTATCGGTCTGCGGTGGTGGTGGGCGTGGTGGGTGCGACGGCTGGCGGGGGTGGTGGCGTTGCGGGGGTGTACTACGTGCAGGACAGGCCGGAGATCATCGTGCCCGTGGACGCGGCGGCCGTTTCCGTGGTGAGTGGGGCGGATGCTTGGAGCGCCTGGGTGCAGGTGACGGCCGGTCTGGGCGCGGACTTCATCCTGACTCACATCCTGGCGGTGTCGGTGGCTGGGACTGTTTACATGAACGGCCAGATAGAGGTGGGCGTGGGTGCCGCGGGGAGCGAGGTTGCGGTCGCCGAGTCGGAGTGGTCGACGACCTTGCAGGCGGTGTCTGGGGCTGGCGGGGTGAGCCGTGACCCGAGGCGGGTGCAGTATTACCGGATACCGGCGGGGACGAGGATCGCTGTGCGGGCGTACGGCCGGTCGGGGTCGAACACGGTTGTGGTCTACCTGCAGGGTTACTCCGGGGCCGGGCCGACGGTACAGTCGCTGGCGACCTTGCAGCAAGGCTACGTGAACGGGACTGTGACGCTGGCTTCGCTGAACATGCCGGAGACCGGCGGGCTGGTTGTGAGCAGCTTTGTGGCCTGGGCGTGGACTGCCTGGGTGCAGGCGACGGCGGCGGCGCCGGCGAGGATGCTGGTGTACGGGTTCGACTCTGGGTTGCCGGGTGCTGCCTTCTACAGCGCGGACGGCGGGCTGATCCAGCTTGGCGTGGGCGCGGCCGGGTCGGAGGTGGTGCGGGGGGCTGCCGGGTACTGCCGGGGCTCGTCGCCGATGGTGCTGGGGCATCCGGTTCTTGTGGAGGCGGGGGAGCGGATCGCTGTGCGGGCGAAGTCGGCGGCGGCCTTCGACTTCCCCGGCATCGTTGTGGTGGCGGACCGGCTGGCGTAGGGGGTGGCGGTGGATTGCCGGTGGTAGGGGAAGGCCCCGGTGGTGAGCCGGGGCCTTGTGGTGTGTGGCGCGGGTGGTGGTTAGGGGTCGGGGTCGTCGTCCTGGTCGTCGCCGTCGTGGGCGTCGAGGGCTGCGGGTAGGGCCAGGAGCTCGAGCATGGCGCCCTGGGTGGGGCTGATGGTGAGCTGGACCTTGGTGCCGATGAGGGCCAGGAGGACGCCTGCGCGGAGGGCGGCGGCGCCCGCCCTGAGGTTCTTCTGGTGGCGGGTGGCGGCGTAGGTCTCGTACTTCTCCTGGAGGTGCTTCTCTGCGGGCGGGGTCTTCTTCTCCCCCTTCTTGGTCTTGGCGTTGTAGCGGGTCTCGGTGAGTCCGGGGCCGCCCTGGTAGGTGCCGAGGGCGTCCCATTGCTTGCGCGTGGGGATGGGCTCTGGCCTGGGTAGGTCGAGCTCGAAGGCGACGGTGAGCTTGTTCCCGTTGTAGTCCGACTTCACCTTGGCGTCTTTCAGGGTTCCGGTGGTCTGGAGTTTCACGGGTGTCCGTCCTTTCCTGCTAGGGGGCGGGTCCGGGCGGGCCCGCCCCTTGTCCTGCCTGTAGTTTAGCTGCCGGAGGCCTCCGCTGGCGCGCTGGCGGTCCACTTGCACCATGAGCCGTCGTCCAGTTGGGTGGGGCAGTAGAGGCCGCCTGTGTACCTGCTCTTGGCGGAGCGGGCGTGGTCTGGGCACTGGTGGCCGTTGGCCCTGGCGGCCCGGGCGTTGGCGGTGGCCCCCTGGACCTGCTCGGCGACCTCGACCTCGCGGCGGGCCTGGGCGATGCTGACCGGGGCCTGGGGGTCTGCGGGTGGGGCTTGCGGATCCCCCGTGGCGACGAACCCGGCGTAGGGGAAGACCGTGGCGGCGGCGGTCAGGTTCTGCCGGAACTGGTCGATGGTGGGCGCCCTGACGGTGACCAGGTGCTCCGCGCCCTCTGCGCCTATGAACTTGCTGGTGATGCTGAACGGGTAGTCGCTAGCCATTGTCGTGTCCTTTCTTGGTCTCGCGGCAGGCGCAGGGTGCCTCTCCGCGGTAGCCGGCTGCCCAGCACGCCGGACAGGTCTTGAGGGTGAGGTCGCAGTGCGGGCATGGCCCCTTGTCAACCTGAGTCTCCATGTAGAACCCCCTTTCTGGTGGGGGCCGCCGGACCTGCCCCGCAGCTGGCCCGACGACCCCCGCGGTGGCCTGACTAGCAGCTGCTGTACCCGCAGTAGCAGAAGAAACACCCACCGGACGGGATGAGGAACGCGCCGCACTCACAGCGGGGCCGGGCCGGTGGCAACGGGACCGGCCGCAACAGGCCCAGGCTGGCCAGCCGCCGACAGTGAGCCTGCCAGCACGGCCGGCACCGGGGAGGACCGGACGGAGTGACCCACTCGAAGCCCTGCCCACACGAGACACAGACCTGACCGGCAGCGACCATGGCACACCCCCTGCGGGAAACTGGCCCAACCCCCCGGCGGGGCCAGGCGCCGCCGTGCGGCGGGGACCCCGCCGAGCGCCAGGAGGCAAACGCGGCAGGGCGGCCCGCCGGCCGCAGGCCAGGGGGAAGCCAGCGGGAAACCCTGGCGCGGGCAGGGGTGCCGCCATAATGAGGCGCCCCCCGCCGGGGGGACAGTGACGGGCGCGGAGCGCCTACCGGTGCGGTCTGTCTCGGTGCCTCTGCCGGCCGCAAACCGCGCCGCTCGCGGGTGGCGAACGGGTCTGCGGCCGCCTGTGGGCCTGATGGCGTGCGTGTGCGAAGTGGCCCGCCGTGGCGGGTGGTGTGGAACGAAGGCGGTTTTTGGGGGAACGGCGGAAGCTGGTAGGGGCTTTTCATGGCTTGGGCTGGCCGGCGCCGCGGTGCGGGGCCGTTGTTCGCTCGTACCGGAGGGCGCGACGGCGGGTGCCGTGAGACCAGGCGGCCACACCGGAGCTTGCGGAGGTGGTGGGCCGCCGTAACGATGTGTGGCCCCGCCGTGGCGCCCGGCCCCCTGCTGGTGAGCGGGGCGGCGCGACCCGCCGGAGCCCCCACAGGCCCAGGCAGACATAAGGGTGCTTATGTCTAGGCGGCCGAGGGCAGCCGACCCCCGCCACTGAGCGGGGCCGGGAGGCCTGAGCGCACTACCCAGGGTAGTGCGGGAAGCCGAGGCCGCCGACCTGGGCCGGAGGGGGGGACCGGTGCCGAGGCGTGGGTTGCGGGAGTGCCCTACGATTCGATTCTGGGCGGTGCTTCGTGTACGGGGCTTGTCGCTTTTCTGGTGATATTATGACCAGTTTTATGACGTGGTCACTTTCGCCAGGTTCGCCATTCGTGGAGGACCTTGGTGATGTAGGCGATGGCGAAGGCGCTGACGGCGATTGAGGCGGCGGCGACGGCTAGGGCGGCGGCGGTGAGTGCGGCGCTGAGGGTGTTGCAGTCGGTGGGTAGGTCAGGCATGGGCGGGCTCGGGTGGTGTGCTCATGGCTTGTTCGATGGACTGTAGGACGCTGCCCATGGCGTCTGCGAGCTGGGCGGCGTCGGAGCCTTTCAGGTGGTACTGGGTGCGGGTGAGGTTGGCGATGGCTCGGGTGGCGAGGCAGAGGAGCTCGAGCTTGTCGGGTGAGGCGTCGAGGAGGACGAGGATGCGCTGGCGGAGCAGGGCGATCTCGCCGCTGAGGTCGTCTACGGCTATGGCCGCGGCTTCGTCGAGCTCAAGGGTTTGGGCTTCCTTCAGGGCGCGGGAGTAGAAGCCGTGCTTGAGGGCGTTCAGGTTGCCGGGCTGGCCGCCGGGGCGTCGCTTGGTCCGGGGCATGGTCGTCTCCGTTCAGGACTTGGGCGGCGCCGCAGATGAGGGCGTGCGCCGCTAGGTTGTAGTTGCGCTGCTGTAGGGCTGCTTCGAGCAGGTTCACGGTGGGTCTCCTATGAAGTCTGCGAGCTGGCGGAGAGCGTGGGCGTCGCCTGCGCGGGTGGCGTCGATGCCGCGCTCGAGGACGGCGATGCGTAGGTGTAGGAGGCCGGTGGCGGCGGTGACGATGGCGGTGGTGGGCTGGCCGAGTAGGCGGTCGCGGGTGCAGTAGAAGACGTCTCGGTCGGCGTAGACGCCGGTTACTTGGTGGCCGCCGGAGTACTGCTCGGCGATGACCTGGTCGGGGCGCCAGCCGCCGTATGGGTTGGCGTCGAAGTCGCGGTCGGGGTCTTCGTCCCACCAGGCGTTCCAGAGCTCGCAGTCGGTGAAGTCGTGGGGATCTCCGAGCTTGTGGAGCCAGGTGTTCTTGTTGGTGTAGATGGTGCGGTGGTGGGAGATGGCGGCGAGGGTTTGGACGGCGTCGCGGATGGCGGTGGGGGTGATGCCGTCGAGCTCGATGTCGACGGCGCAGCGGACGAGGGCGTCCCAGAGGTCGGCGGGGACGCCGCGGCGGGCGCTGTCGACGTGTGTCTGGCCGGCGGTGGCGTTGGTGGGGAGTGAGGTGTAGGCGCCGATGAGGAGGCCGGCGGTGGTGTAGTTGCGGAGGTTGGTGACGCGGTGGGGTGGCTGCGCGGCGCCTGTCCAGAGGCACTGTAGGGCGAGCTCGATTCCTGCCTCGCGGACGGCGCGGGCCTTGTCGGGGGTGACGTCGTCGTAGGACGTGTCGATGGCGTAGATGAGGTCGGTCATGGTGGGATTGTAGCACGTGTGGTGTGGGGTAGGCCACGCCCCCTCCGGACGGGAGGGGGCGTGTCTGCGTCGGCCGCTGCCGGGTGGTTGCTGTCCTGGTGGCCACGGACGGACGTGTGGCCGTGAGGAACGCCGGAGCGGCGCTCGGCCCTATTGTACCCTGCCGAAGGGTCGTTCGGAAGGGGTGTTGGTGGTCGGGGCGGCTGGATTTGAACCAGCGTCCTCCTGAACCCCATTCAGTGGTACGTAGGGAGTCTGGGGGTATTGACAGGTGGCGGGCAGGGGCGTAGTGTTCGCGCCGGTTGCTGTTGCCTGGTGGTGGGAGATAAGGACGGACGGCGTTGGGCGCTGCACCGCTTCGTGTGCCCCGGCAGCCCCCTCTTCTGCGTAGGATCCCGCGCGGTGCCGATGTTGTTGGTGATGAGGTGAGTGGTGAGAGACGTCTCTCATCTCAACAGGATCATCAACAAGAACAACAACGAACGCCTGACCATGTGCACAGCCCCCGGTGTGGGTGCCCGCCGGTGGCGGGGGAGCTGCCGCGTCTGACGTTGGGTGAGCGGCTGCTCGTGTACTGGTTGGAGGAGCGGTTGCGTTTCGTGGGTGCTGAGACGTTCGTGCTGCGCTTTGGTGGGCCGGTGGTGATGCGGGTGCTGAAGGCGGACGGGATCGTGGGGTGGGTGGAGCTGCCGCAGGGTGGGGGCGGTCGGTGGGTGGTGAACCGTGGGTTGCGTAATGCGGCGGGGTTTCTGCGCTGGGCGGTGGGACAGAGGGTGAGGCCGGGGCGGTGAGAACTGCTGAGGCGGTTGAGTATTTCGTGGCGAGCCGGCGGGCGCGGGGGTGCTCGGCGGCTTATGTGGGTTGGCTGCGGTACTGCCTGGGCGGGCTGTTGGCGACGTGGCAGGAGCTGCCGCGTGACCCGGAGTCGGTGGAGCTGGTGTTGGCGGAGGTGGGGGGCGTGTCGGACGAGACGCGGTACGACGTCTGGGTGGCGATGCGGCTTCTCTTCCGGTGGGTGTCGCGGCGTTACTCGGTGCCTGATGCGGCGGCGTTGGTGGAGCGGCCGGTTCGGCGGCGGAAGGTTGTGCGGACGCTGACGGTGGAGGAGGTGGACCGGCTGCTGGGGAGCGGGCTGTCGCGGCGTGACCGGGCGCTGCTGATGCTGCTGCTGGACACGGGGATGCGGATCGGGGAGGCGGCGTCGTTGACGTGGAAGGCGGTGGGGACGGCGTCGGTGGTGGTGGCGGGCAAGACGGGGCGGCGGGAGATCCCGGTGTCGCCGGTGACGGTGAAGGCTTTGATGGGGTTGGGTAGCGGGCGGTGTGTGTGGGCTGCGGAGCGCGGTGGGGAGGCGGTGTCGGTGGGGGGGTTGCAGAAGGTGGTGAGGCGGGCGCTGGGCGCGGCGGGGCTTGGGGGTGGTCCTCACATGCTGAGGCACACGTTTGGGCGGCTGTACGTGATGGCGGGGGGTGACGTCTTCTCGCTTCAGCGTATTATGGGTCACGCGGATGTTGGTACGACGAGGCGGTACGTGGAGATGGACCTTCGCGACGTGCAGGCGCAGCATGCGCGGTTCAGTCCGGTGGCCGTGCGGGCCGCTGGCGGTGGCGGGTAGAAAGGAGTCTGGCTTGGTTGGTGGTCGGAAGGTCCTGAAGTTGGGCGGGTGCCGGCTGACGGCGGTGCGTGTGGACCCGCTGGTGGTGGGGTTCGAGGTAACGGTGAGGGTGAAGGCGCAGGTGGGGGATGAGCTTGTGGTGGACGCGTCGTCGTGGCTTGGTCGTCTGTGCCGCCAGGAGGTCCTGGTGGACGTGGTGGTGGAGTCGGCGCAGGCGGAGATGGAGGTTGGGTCGTGAGCTACCGTTTTCGTGTGCCGCTGGACCCGGGGGCCGGGTGGTGGCTGGTGGTGGTATGCGGCGTGGTGGCGGTGGTGCTGCTGGCGGTGTCGCTGGTGTCGGGGCGGACGGTGGACGTGGTGTTCGAGTGGGCGACGGCGACGCCGGAGGCGTCTGTGACGCCGGCGGCGGGTGTGACGCCGGAGGCGGCGGTGCCGTCTGGATCGCCTCGTGTGGGGGCTCTGGGGGCGGCTGGGCCGTCTCAGGTGTTCCCGCCTGTGGAGGCGGTCATCGAGCACTACTTTGGGCCGCTGGGCGCGTCGGTGGATGCGGAGCGTGTGTGGCGGTGTGAGACGGGGCCGGAGGCCGTGTCGTGGGTGGGGGCGGCGGGGGAGCTGGGGCCTTTCCAGCTGTCGCCGGATGGCGCGGGGAAGCGGTTCGTTGATGCGGGGTGGAACCTGCTGGACGCGCAGCAGAACGTGATCGCGGCGGCGCTGGTGGTGGCGGAGGACGGCTGGGGTGCTTGGTCAGCCTGCTACTGATGGTCGTGTGGTTGGTGGTAAGCGGGCCGTGGTGGGGTTTCGTGTCGCTGGTGAGCCGTGCCGGTGGTGCGTAGGCGGGTCGGTGCTGGTGGACAGGGGTGAGGTGGTGTGTCTTCAGTGTGGGCGGGCGCCGGAGGGGGCGCGGGCGCCGGTGCCGGGTGAGCTGCGGCGCGGTGGGCGGTGCGGGCAGGTTGGTCACCATAAGGGGCTTGTGGAGCGCCGGAGGGTGTGATGCGGGTGTTGGAGGTTGGGCCTGGTGGGCGGGTGCGGCTGGTGCCTGGGTTGGTGCGGTGTGCTGGGTGTGGGGAGCCGATCGTGTGGCGGCGTACGGAGCGGGGTCGGTGGGAGCCGGTGAACCCTGACGGGGTGTCGCACTTCGTGACGTGCCCGGAGGCCGCGGCGTTCCGGCGGTTGTCGCGCCGGAGGGCGGTTGGGGCGGCCGGGGAGCGGCCGCGGTTGTTGTAGGGTGGCGCTGACTGAGCTGCGGCCGTACCAGGCGGAGGCGGCGCGGGCCGTGCTTGAGTCGGTGCGGACGGGTGCGGGCCTGACGTTCGTCGTGGAGATGAGCCGGCAGGCGGGCAAGAACGAGTTGTCGGCGTGGGTGGAGGCGGTGCTGCTGTCGCGGTGCATGGTGAGCGGCGGGAACGGCGTGAAGGCGGCGCCGACGTTCCGGCCGCAGGTGATGTACTCGATAGACCGGCTCGAGTCGGCGTTGGCTCGGGCCGGTCTTTCTCAGTGGGCGCGGCTTGTGGAGGGTCATGTTGTGCGGCTGGGCCGGGCCCGGTGGACGTTCTACTCGGCGGAGGCGACGGCGAGCGTGGTGGGGGGCACGGCGTCGCTGCTGCTGGAGGTGGATGAGGCCCAGGACGTGGCGCCTGACAAGTTCAACAGGGACTTCCGGCCCATGGCGTCGGCCTTCAACGCCACGACCGTGCTGTACGGGACGGCGTGGGACGAGACGTCGTTGTTGGAGGCGACGTTGGAGTCGTGCCGTGGTGCGGAGCTGTCGGACGGGGTGCGGCGGACCTTCGTGTACCCGTGGGAGCACTGTGCGGCGTACAACCCTGCGTACCGGGCCTATGTGGAGGCGGAGCGGGAGCGGCTGGGGCCGCTTCATCCGCTGTTCACGACGCAGTACGAGCTGAAGGCGCTGGGGGGCGGTGGGCGCCTGCTGTCGGGGGCGGTGCTGGGGATGATGGTGGGGCGGCACCGGGCTGAGGCGGGTGGGTCGGCGCTGTCGTCCTACGTGGCGGGGCTGGACGTGGCGGGCGAGGCGCCGGCGGGCGTGGCGTCGGTGCGCGGGCCGGACTTCACGGCGCTGGTGGTGGGGCGGCTGGTGTGGACGGCGGCGGAGGTGCCGGAGGTTGAGGCGGTGCGGCTGTACCGGTGGCGTGGTGAGTCGCACGAGGTCGTTTACCCGCAGATCATGCGGCTGCTGGGCGACGTGTGGGGTGTGCGGCGCGTGGCGGTGGACTCGACGGCGATTGGGGAGGCGGCGGCTCTTCTCCTGAGGCGGTCGTTGGGGGAGTCGCGGGTGGTGTCGTACCGCTATACTCAGAGGAGCAAGTCGAGCCTGGGTTACGGCCTTCAGGCGGCCGCGGGGACGGGTCGGGTCCGGGTCCACGCGGACGATGGGTCGGTGGAGTGGCGGGCGCTGGACGGGGAGCTGCGGTTGTGCCGGGCGTCGTACTCGGCGGCGCGGGTGCTGTCGTGGGAGGTTGACCCTTCGGAGGGTCATGATGACCTGGTGAACGCGCTGGCGCTGTGCGTGCACGCGGCGTCGGGTTTGAAGCGGGCGGTGGCCCGTGGGAGGAAGCGAGATGTCTGACCTTTCGTTGCCTCGGCAGCTGGCGGGGATGGACCGGGCGCGGCTGGCGGCGTACGTGGCTAACCTGAGCTTCTACAACGGCACGCAGTGGCCGGTGACGCGGTCTCGTCGGGTGCGGCGGCTGGTGCTGAACTATGCTCGGGTGGTGGTGGAGAAGGTGACGTCCTACGTCATGTCGGGTGCGCACCTCGAGGTGGTGGGGGCTCCGGGCGCGGAGGCGGCCTCGGAGGCGGTGACGTCGGCGGCGATGGCGGCGGAGTCGGCCTTGGCGTTGGCGGCGGCGGAGAACGGCCTTGACCGTCTGGACTACGAGTCGGAGATTGACACGGCTGTTCTGGGGGACGGCGCGTACAAGGTGCGGTGGGATGAGGAGCTGGGGCGGGTGGTGGTGACGGCGCCGGACGTGCAGGGGCTCTTCGCGTGGTGGGACCCGCGGGACCGGCGGCGTCTGGTGCGTGTGGCGGAGCGGTACATGGTGTCGCCGGAGTGGGCGGCGGGCTACGGGGTGGTGGTGGCGAAGGCGGTGGCGGCGGTGGAGGACTGGACGGAGGGGACGGCGGAGCTGTGGGTGGGTGAGAAGTTGGTGGAGTCGGGGGTGAACCCGTGTGGGTTCGTGCCCTACGTGGTGTACCCGAACCTGCCGGTGCCCAAGTCGAACTGGGGGATCTCTGACGTGGCGGCGGTGCGGGAGGTGGCGGTGGAGCTCAACCGGGAGTTCACGGCGCTGTCGCGCATCATGGAGCTGTCGGGGAACCCCATCGCGGTGTTGGAGAACGTGGAGGAGAGTAAGGACATCGCGGTGGAGGCCGGGTCGGTGTGGGAGCTGCCGGAGAAGTCGAAGGCGTACCTTCTGGACCTGCTGGCGGGGGGTGGTGTGGCGGTGCACCTGGGCTACGTGGATCAGCTGTACCGGGCGCTGCACGACCTGGCGGAGTCGCCTCGGACGGCTTTCGGGGACAACGCGCGGTCGTTGTCGGGGGTGGCGCTGGAGATTGAGCTCAAGCCTTTGGAACAGAAGGTCGTGCGGAAGCGGCTGGTGCGCGGTGACGCGCTGGCGCGGCGGGGTGGGATGATCCTGGCGTTGCTGGACCTGTTCACGGGGACGCAGCACGGGCGTTCTGGTACGGTGGCGGTGTCCTGGGGCGCGGTGGTGCCGGGTGACGCGAACGCCGACGTGGACCGTGAGAGTGCGCGGGTGGCGGCTGGCCTGTCTTCGGCGGGTTCGGCGATGGGGCGTCTGGGTGTGGATGACGCGGCTGGGGAGTGGGAGCGGCGGCTGGGGGAGCTGGCGGACCTGGCGGGGGTTGGTGGTGGGGCGTCGGCGGCGGGTGCTTCTTCTGCAAAGGGGGCTTGACATGCTAGTTTGCTTTGTGTACGTTCTTTGGTGGAATGGCTGAGGTAGACGACGCGGAACTGACGGCGCTGCGGGCCGATGCGCAGAGGGCGGGCCAGCTCGAGGGCGAGCTGGCTTCTTTGCGTGAGGCGGGGGCGCGTGAGCTGCGGGCCGCCGTGCTGGTGGCTCACCCGGAGCTGCCGGAGCAGCTGGTGGTTGGTTCGACGGCGGCGGAGCTGGAGGCGTCGGTGGCGAGCGCCATGGCGCTGGTGGAGTCCATCCGTGAGCGGACGCTTGGCGAGCTGCGGGGTCTGGCTTCGGGGAAGCCGCCGATGGGGTTCCGGCCTGCGCCGCCTTCGGGTGGTGGTCGGGGGCCGTTGGACCTGTCGGGTATGACGGCGGCGCAGAAGATTCGCGCGGGTCTGGACGCGCGGGAGAAGGCTGGGGGTTAGCCGGTGGGTTACACGCTGGCCGAGGCCGAGAACTACTCCGCGGACGCGCTGCTGGCGGGGATTGTCGAGTGCCTCATCTCCGAGAGCCCCGTTCTTCAGGTGCTGCCCTTCGAGAGCTTCCAGGGGAACGCTTACGCCTATCTCCGTGAGACCACGCTTCCGACGGTGGGGTTCTACGACCCGGGCGAGGTGTGGCAGGAGAGCACGCCGGTTGTCACGAAGGTGACGGCGAAGCTCAAGATTCTCGGCGGGGACGTGGACGTCGACAAGTTCCTGCGGACCACGCGGCTCAACGTCAACGACATCGCGGTGTCGGCCGTCATGCAGAAGACGAAGGCGGTGCAGCGGACGTTCGGGGACCGCTTCATCTACGGTGTGTCGGCGAGCGAGCCGAAGGCTTTTGACGGGTTGCACACGCTCTGTGGGACGGCGCAGACGATCAACG